ACATAACTCACGTCTTTATCGCAGTGGCCTTGAAAAAGAGGCTGCTGCTTTTCTTTCATCAAGACAGAAACAAGTCTTGTACGAGAAGCTAAAGGTAGAGTGGGAAGACCTAAGATACCGCACATACACGCCAGACTTTGAGTTGGATAATGGTATTCTTGTAGAGACTAAGGGTATCTTTGATAATGAGGATCGACGCAAGCATCTCGCCATCAAGGAACAACACCCAGAGCTAGACATACGATTTGTATTTAGTAACGCTAATGCTAAGTTGTATAAAGGAGCTAAGTCACGCTACTGTGATTGGTGTGATAAGAACGGTTTCTTGTGGTCACATAGAGTTATACCAGAGGCATGGTTGACAGAGCCAGGATCACGGTGTAACAAAGATAAAATAACACTTAAAACAGCAAGGAAAGACTGATGGGTTACGAATTACAAGCAGACGAGATTGCCATTATCGTAAAGCCTCACGAGACGGGTATTTCTACAGGTATGGTTATCGGTAAGGGTATTGGCGATATGGGCGAGGCAGGTAATGCAGGTGTCGATGTTGCACTTACAATGGCTGCAGCACTCATGGCAGTACAGGACGACGAAGAGCTAGAGGATCACCTTCAGCACTTTAAGGTAGAGCTAGTCAAAGAGCTTTTCCCTGCTGACTATCAGGCGGTTCTAGCGGATATAGAGCAAGAGGAAGAGGAAAACACTCTTGTAGTAGATGGTAACGTCCTCTCACTAAACAAGTGGACTAAGACAGAGGGCAGTGCATAATGGATGACAAGGAAGTTCTAACACATGATATGGTACGACGGTATGACCCAGTAGAGAAACCTGCACATTATAATACTGGTGGTGTAGAGTGTATCGACTACATCAAGCAAGTGTTAGGGTTAGATGGTTTCATAGCTTACTGTCATGGTAACATGGTTAAATATCAACACCGATACCGATATAAGCAGAACCCTGTAGAAGACATGAAGAAAGCAGAGTGGTATCTTAAACGGATGAATGAAGCTTTAGCGGAGAAACATAAATGAAGAAGTTCAGTGTTACCTTCGTACTTAAAGTAGATGAAGCAAACAATATACTATCTTCCTACGACGATGCACACGAAGAAGATGTGTATGACTTAATTAGTGCTGTGTTGTACGACATAGACGATACAGAGATAGACAACTTAAATGTAAAGGAGAGGCTATGAGCCATATTAGTGACGGTGATCTAGAGAGTTGGGATTACTATGATGAAGTATATAGCAGAAAAGATATGTCTTTAAATGAGTATCAAAAAGCTGCAGCTAAGACAGCTATCTACAAACATGAGCATTCTATTCTGTATCCTGCACTGGGACTAGCAGGTGAAGCAGGGGAAGTAGCAAACAAAGTAAAGAAGATGTTACGAGATGGCGACTTTGATCGCCAAGCTATTGCGGCTGAGGTTGGTGATGTTCTGTGGTACATTGCTGCACTCTCACGGGACTTGAACATTGACATGCAAGCCCTAGCTATGGGCAATCTAGAGAAGCTTTACGGACGTAAGGCACGTGGCACACTAAAAGGAAACGGAGACAAACGATGAGCAATATGCTACCAACAGACTACCAAGCCTTCATTCACAAATCACGGTATGCTAAGTATCATGATGGTGAAGGGCGTGAATCATGGAGTGCTACGGTAGGCCGTTACATGGACAATGTAGTCTCACGTAAGGTAAGCCCAGAGACAGCAGACGCACTTGAGACAGCTATCCTAGACCAACAGGTTATGCCATCCATGCGAGCCATGATGACTGCAGGTCCAGCCCTAGAGCGTGACAACACTGCAGGTTATAACTGTTCATACCTACCCGTAGATGACCCTAAGTCTTTCGACGAGGCTATGTTCATCCTGTTGTGTGGTACTGGTGTCGGCTTCAGTGTCGAGCGTCAGTTCATCAGTAAACTGCCAGAGGTACCAGAACTCTTCGAGAGTGATACTACCGTTGTCGTAAAGGACAGTAAGGAAGGTTGGGCTAAGGCGTTTCGTCAAGTGTTGGCACTCCTATGGGCTGGTGAGATCCCTAAGTGGGATGTTAGCAAAGTTCGCCCTGCAGGTGCAAGACTTAAAACGTTTGGTGGACGTGCATCAGGCCCAGCGCCACTTGTAGAGCTATTCAACTTTACTGTGGCTACATTCAAGGGCGCACAAGGACGTAAGCTATCCTCTATGGAGTGTCACGATCTAATGTGCTTCATTGGACAGATTGTTGTTGTAGGCGGTGTACGTCGCTCTGCTATGATCTCTTTGTCTAACCTATCAGATGACCGTATGCGTCACGCTAAGTCAGGCCAGTGGTGGGAAACTGCAGCACACCGTGCCTTGGCTAATAACTCTGTATCGTACACAGAGAAGCCAGACGTAGAGACATTCATGCGTGAGTGGACTGCACTTATCGAGAGTAAGTCTGGTGAACGTGGTATCTTTAACCGTCAGGCGTCTAAGATCCAAGCTAAGAAGAACGGACGTCGTGATCCTAACTATGAGTTTGGTACTAACCCGTGCAGCGAGATCATCTTACGCCCATACCAATTCTGTAACCTAACGGAGGTTGTTGTTCGTGCTACAGACACTATTGAAGATCTGGAACGGAAAGTACGACTTGCTACAATTCTTGGAACTATACAGTCTACATACACCAAGTTCCCCTACCTACGAAAAATCTGGCAAAAGAACACAGAAGAAGAACGACTCTTAGGTGTATCTCTTACAGGTATCATGGACAACCCTTTGATGACTGCAGCTAACGCAGGACTGGAGAAAACTCTTGAACACTTACGATCCATCGCAGTTGATACAAACGCTGAGTATGCTGAACATCTTGGTATTCCTGTCGCTGCTGCTATTACTTGTGTTAAACCGTCAGGAACCGTTTCTCAACTCGTTGATTCTGCCAGTGGTATTCATGCTCGTCACTCACCTTACTATATTCGTACTGTAAGGGGCGACAACAAAGATCCATTGACGCAGTTTATGAAGGACCAAGGTATCCCTAGTGAGCCTGATGCGTTTAAGCCTGACCAAACGACAGTGTTTAGCTTCCCTATGAAGTCGCCTGACAATGCTGTTGTAACATCTGATGTGTCAGCTATTGACCAGTTAAAGATGTGGTTGGCCTATCAGCGTAATTGGTGTGAGCATAAGCCAAGTGTGACTATTAACGTCAAGTCTGATGAATGGTTCTCTGTAGGTGCATTTGTGTATGAACACTTTGATGAAATGTCTGGTGTATCATTCCTACCGTACAATGAGCATACCTATCAGCAAGCACCTTATCAGGAGGTAGGTAAATCTGACTATCAAACGCTGTTGTCGTTAATGCCTAAGTCTATTGACTGGTCTAAGTTGAAAGATTATGAAGCTGAAGATAACACGTCAGGTATGCAAACACTTGCATGTTCTGGTGATAGCTGTGAGATTGTGGATCTGACGTAATGTATGTAGTAATCACACGAGACCAGTGTAACTTCTGTGATCAAGCAAAGGCCCTCCTTGAGGGGGCCTCTCTGCCTTATACTACTTATAATGTACAGTCTCCCAGTAGTAAGTGGGTCTTGACACTAATCAAACAGGCAGGTATGACTACTGTGCCACAAATCTTTGACCCTGATGGTAAGCACATTGGTGGTTATACAGAGCTAAAGGAGTTGCTTATTGAAACCCACACGTAAACCATTTAACCGTGCTTTGTATGAGGCATACGACGAAAAGGCAAAAGATGCTTTGGTCTCTTACCTGTCAAAGAAAGACCACGAGATTGTCAACACAGAGGAGAATTACTTTGTTGATGTCGTATCTCAAAAGGGAGGCTTTACCTACTTTAATGAGGCAGAGGTTAAGGTTGCATGGGATGGTGACTGGCCTGAACATTGGTCAGAGATACGTATTCCAGAACGTAAACAACGCCTTCTCGACAAGTATGAGGGTGTCAATGGGGTACTTAACTTCTATGTCTTTCGTAAGGATCTTAAGAAGGCATGGCGTATCAAGGACA